AGATGACAGTCAAGGTGCAGCCCATCGAAGAGGTGGAAAAAGAGCTACTTGAGACGTTATCTAGCATCGAAGCCAAAGTTATTGACGTCGAAGCCCGCGAAATTGTGTTTGGCGACAGGAAGGCATGAACCTGAACATAGTGAAGGTATCAAGGAGGGAACTCCTGTGAGTTTATTGTCCACACTTACCCCTGAAGACCTCATGAAACTGCGGTTGGCACTCCCAACCATGCCAGAAAAGCAGAAAAGACGCACCGCCGAGCTATTAAAGCAGTACCAGCAGCAGATGATGCAAGGGTTAGCCAAGGATTCGTTCTTGGACTTCGTTAAACACGTCTATCCGGGGTACAAAGTTGGACCACACCATCTACGTTTGGCTCAGATCTTTGAAGATATCGCTGCAGGAAAGAAGAAAAGGGTTATTGTTAATATTGCGCCTCGACATGGCAAGTCAGAGCTTATCTCATACCTCGCCCCTGCATGGTTCTTGGGCAAATACCCTCAAAAGAAAATTATCATGGCTTCGCATACAGCGGACCTTGCTGTTAATTTCGGTCGTCGAGTGCGAAATTTGGTTGGTTCAGAAGCTTATAGAGACGTTTTTCCGCAAATAGAGCTGCAAGCTGACTCAAAATCAGCATCACGATGGGGTACTAATTTTAATGGCGAATATTTTGCTATTGGTGTTGGGGGTGCACTTGCTGGGCGCGGTGCTGATCTATTTATTATTGACGACCCTCATTCGGAACAGGAAGCTAAGACGGGGAGACCCGATGTGTTTCTTCCTGCTTGGGAGTGGTTTCAGTCTGGTCCTCTTCAGCGTCTTATGCCCGGTGGCGCTATTATTGTTGTTATGACGCGATGGTCGAAACTCGACCTGACTGGACAGATTATTACGCAGATGGACCGACATGATGATGTGGATCGGTGGGAAGTGGTGGAATTTCCGGCAATCAAAGACGACGGCGAACCCCTCTGGCCCGAGTTCTGGCCTCTGCAAGAATTGCTCTCAAAGAAAGCCGCCTTGGACGTGCGGTACTGGAACGCTCAGTACATGCAGCAACCTACTTCTGAAGAAGGCGCGCTAATAAAGAGAGAATGGTGGAATATCTGGGACAAAGACGACCCACCTAACTGCGAATTTACGATTATGGCGCTAGATGCCGCCCAAGAGACTAATAATAGAGCCGACTTTAACGCTCTGACCACTTGGGGCGTGTTCTTTAACGAAGAAACCAACAACTACAACATCATCCTGTTAAATGCGATAAAGAAGCGTATGGAGTTCCCAGACCTAAAGAAAATGGTCATGGACGAGTACCGCGAGTGGGAACCTGATGCTTTTCTTGTGGAAAAGAAGTCTAATGGAGCTGCGCTTTATCAAGAGATGCGGCGCATGGGTGTGCCCGCCAGTGAGTTCACACCGGGCAAGGGGCAGGATAAAATCAGTCGGGTTAATGCAGTATCGGATTTATTCTCATCAGGGATAGTATGGGCACCTGACCGTAGATGGGCTAAAGAAGTAATAGAAGAGTGTAATGACTTTCCGAGTGGGGCCAACGACGACTTGGTGGACTCGACAACTTTAGCGCTGATGCGGTTTAGACAAGGTGGCTTTATTCGTCTGCCAAGTGATGAGCCTGATGACGACCGTCTGTATCAATACCGAAAGAAAGTATCTTATTACTAAGGACAGAATATGGCTATCGACAAGGCACTGTACGCAGCTCCGCAAGGGTTAGAGGCATTGGATGAAATGAACCAAGCGCAACCCGAGCTGGAGATTGAGATTGAAGATCCGGAGTCAGTGACTATCGGTATTGACGGCATGCCCATACTAGAGATTGAAGCGGGTGAAGAGGTAGAAGATTTTAGCGAGAACCTCGCCGAAGATATGGACGAGACTGAGCTGCAGAGCTTGGCGTCTGAGTTGGTCAGTGACTATGAAGATGACGTGGCGTCTCGCAAAGATTGGATGCAGACATACGTCGATGGTCTAGAGCTGCTTGGGTTGAAGATTGAAGAGCGTATGGAGCCTTGGCCCGGCGCGTGCGGTGTATACCATCCGTTAATGACAGAAGCGTTGGTGAAGTTTCAGTCTGAGACGATGATGGCGACGTTCCCTGCAGCGGGTCCGGTCAAGACACAGATTATCGGCAAAGAAACACCTGAGAAAAAAGAAGCTGCGCAGCGCGTCCAAGAGGATATGAACTACCAGCTTATGGATGTGATGCGTGAGTATCGCCCTGAGCATGAGCGCATGTTGTGGGGCTTGGGTCTTGCGGGTAATGCGTTTAAGAAAGTGTATTACGACCCGAGTCTTGAGCGTCAGGTATCTATATTTGTACCTGCTGAAGATATCGTGGTGCCATACGGTGCCTCTAACATTGAGTCTGCAGAGCGTGTCACACACGTCATGCGTAAGACAGAGAACGAGCTGCGTAAGCTTCAGGTAGCAGGGTTCTATAGAGACGTTGATCTTGGTGAACCAAACAACGTGCTGGACGAAGTAGAGAAGAAGATTGCCGAGAAGTTAGGCTTTCGTGCAACGAGCGACGCGCGCTACAAGCTACTCGAAATGCAGGTTAACCTTGACCTTAAGGGATACGAGCATGAAGAAGAGGGCGAGTCTACAGGGATTGCACTACCTTACATCGTTACAATCGAGAAAGGCAGCAACACAATCCTCGCCATCCGGCGCAACTGGGAACCAGATGACAACACATACCAAAAGCGACAGCATCTCGTTCATTACGGCTATGTTCCTGGTTTCGGCTTCTACTATTTCGGGCTTATTCATCTTGTTGGTGCTTTTGCTAAGTCTGGGACTTCTCTCATACGTCAGCTTGTTGATGCTGGTACCTTATCTAATTTACCGGGCGGTTTTAAAACTCGCGGCATGCGTATCAAAGGCGATGACACGCCGATAGCTCCGGGTGAGTTCCGTGATGCAGATGTACCTAGTGGAGTGCTGAAAGATAACCTGATGACGCTCCCATATAAAGAGCCATCACAGGTCTTGCTGGGTCTGATGAACCAGATCATCGAAGAAGGTCGGCGCTTTGCTAACACTGCTGACTTGCAGATCAGTGACATGTCGTCACAAGCGCCTGTCGGTACTACGCTTGCAATCTTAGAGCGTACGTTAAAGGTAATGAGCGCGGTTCAAGCACGCATCCACTACTCGATGAAGCAAGAGTTGGGGCTGCTCAAAAAAATCATCGCTGACTACACACCTGATGACTACAGCTACGAGCCAGATGAAGGCAGTCGCAAAGCTAAGCGCGGTGACTACTCTAACGTAGACGTTATTCCTGTAAGTGATCCGAATGCCAGCACAATGGCGCAGAAGATTGTTCAGTATCAGGCAGTGCTTCAGTTAGCTATGCGAGCGCCACAGATGTACAACATGCCACTACTACATCGCCAGATGCTAGACGTGTTGGGAATTAAAGACGCTGCAAAGTTAATTCCGATGGAAGAAGATCAGAAACCGATGGATCCAGTCAGCGAGAACCAGAACGTGCTGATGATGAAACCCGTCAAAGCGTTTGCGTACCAAGATCATCAGGCACACATCACGGTGCACATGTCGGCTATGCAGGATCCGAAGATTATGGCTCTCTTGCAAAACAACCCGATGGCTCAGCAGTTGCAAGCTGCAATGATGGCGCACATCAATGAACACCTAGGGTTTGAGTATCGCAAGCAGATTGAGATGCAGTTGGGTATGAGCTTGCCACCTCAGAAGGATGAGTCCGGCGAAGATATCCACATGAATCCTGAAGTTGAGGCACGACTTGCTCCTATGCTTGCTATGGCGTCACAACGCCTGTTGCAGAATAACCAAGCAGAAGTTGCACAACAACAGGCGCAACAACTTGCACAAGACCCAATGGTTCAGATGCAACAAGCAGAGCTGCAGATTAAGTCAGGCGAGCTTGAGCGTAAGAAACAGAAGGACGTAGTAGATGCGCAACTTAAGCAAGCTCAGTTGCAGATTGAGAAAGAGCGCGTGGACAACCAAGCGCAGATTGAAGGTGTGAAGATCGGCACTAAAGCGGAACAAGACCGCCTACGATTCAGTTCGGAACAGACAGCTAAAGGTATCGAGATTGGCCTAGCGGCTGAGAACGATAAACGCAAAGCTTCGATCCAACGTGAGCAGATCTACACACAGGCACAGACCCAGCGCGAGAATGCGCGTAGACAGCAGTCCAAACCGACAAAAGGTGAATGATGGATGCGTTCGAAGTAATCGTTAAAGAAATTGACGAGAAAGTAAATCAACTCTTTGATCATGTAGGCTCAGGTAAAGCCGAGACGTTCGAAGAGTACAAAAGACTGTGTGGTGAGATTAAAGGTCTTCTCACTGCACGGGGTTATACCCTAGACCTTAAAAAACGCATGGAGAACTCTGATGAGTGAAATCCTTATCGGCTCAAACCCCGATAACCCGCAGGTAGTAGGTATGTATCGCTCCGAGGCCACCGCCGAAGAGAAAGCAAGTCAGTTACCCCGCCCCTCTGGATACCACATCTTGTGCGCTATTCCTGAGATTGAAAAAGAGTACGACAGTGGGATCGTCAAAGCAGATCAAACGATCCATCAGGAAGAAGTATTAACCACCGTGCTGTTTGTGGTTGATCTTGGCCCGGATTGCTACAAAGATCCAAATAAGTTCCCATCAGGTCCGTGGTGCAATAAAGGCGATTTTGTATTGGTCAGACCCAATTCAGGTAGCCGACTGGTAATTCATGGGCGTGAGTTTCGCATGATCAACGATGATACGGTCGAGGGCGTCGTAGACGATCCACGCGGTATTAAGCGCAAATAAGGAGTAAACATGGACAAAGACGAATTTAAGTTCCCTGATGAAATCGAAAACGAAGCCAAAGAAGGTGGTAGCGTAGAAGATAAGTTTGAGATTGAAATCGAGGACGATACACCTCCTGAAGACCGAAATAAGGAGCCGATGCCCAAGGAAGTAGTTGAAGAGCTGGAGCAAGACGAGTTGGAAGAATATTCCGACAAAGTTAAGTTACGCCTCAAGCAGATGAAGAAAGTGTGGCATGACGAGCGTCGTGCTAAAGAAGCTGCTTACCGTGAACAGCAAGAGGCTATTGACTACGCTCGCCGGGTTACGGAAGAAAATAAACGGCTGAAAGATCAGTACACGGCTGGTGAACAAGAGTATATGACCACTCTTAAGGGTGCGGCAGAAATGGAAGTCGAGATGGCTAAAAAAGCTTTCAAAGACGCCTATTACTCCGGTGACTCAGATAGAGTAGTAGATGCGCAACAAGCGCTTAGCATGGCGACCTTAAAATTGGGTCAGGCAAACTCTTTTAAACCGACACCTTTACAACGTGAAGAAAATGCAGTACAACAGCAGCAAGTACAACAACAGGCGGCTCCTCGTCCTGACCAACGTGCTATGGCGTGGCAAGAGCGCAATACATGGTTCGGGCAAGATGAAGAGATGACTGCTGCAGCTTTGGGTCTCCATGAGAAACTAAAGCGCAACGGCGTCGTGGTTGGGTCAGATGATTATTATGCGACATTGGACAAAACAATTCGCAGGCGGTTCCCAGAGCAGTTTGAAGCAGAAACGAAGGTGGAAACACCCCGTACAAAACCCAGTACTGTTGTAGCACCGGCTACTCGAAGCACCTCA